TCACGTCATACAGATGAATTTGGGCCCCGCGACGTAGAGTTCGGAATGGTAAACCGTTATCGTCGAGGTGGTATCGACGTTTTCATGCTGTTTGAAGGTGAACGCGCCCGCGTCCTTGAATACGCCTGCCATCAAATACACAACCGGCAACTCCGCGTTTCGTCCCTGGCTCGTATACTGCGCCAGACTTCCCCGCACCTGGAAAGAATGCGATACGAACGGACTCGCCGCTGCTACTAGCACTTCGGTATAGAGCGAGGCCCACTTGATCTTTGCCTCGAGTTTCTCCACTCCTGCCCAGAACTCCGCCGTTCCTGCCATGCCGAGTGCCTTGTGGTCTACCATCCGATGGTGCGGCTGGGCGACTTGGATCTCTTCAGCTCGCCCCAACAGGCCGGCGCCGTCCATATATATATTTGCGTTCGTGATCCGGTTTTCCGATATATCCATTGCAATAGCCTCGCTATGCCTTTATAAGTGTTGGGAATTCGCGGCTGCACGTGTGTAGGAGTCGCCTAGGCGTTCAGTGTCGTACTGGTTAGAGGGGTCGAGGTACCCAATTGACTTAGTAGCGTGGTGTCGATGTAAACAGTAAAGCTCAGTCGCTCAGCGGGAGGAGGCGGCATCACATCGATATCGAATACCAGGTGGCCGGCTGGGATTTGGTCAGGTGGATTCTCTGTGGGATTGTAACTCGCTGACCCGGCCACCAATGCCCCGCGTTGGATGAGCGTGCGAATGAAAGCGTTGACGCTCGCGAGAATTGCGGTAATCAGCGCATTGCTGATCGGCTGGTCGATAAATTGAAGCATCGATAGCTCGACCGACTCTTCAATTACGTCCATAGTTCGCCGCACGCTGATAAAGTTGTCCGGTGTCGTAATGGTCGGATAGCCCGCCGTCCGATTGCCCCACACCCGCAAACCCGTACCGAAGGCGTTGAATACCGTAACGATACCCGCGGCGTTGAGGTTGTTGACGTCCGAGGCCGCATCCAGGAGCGACGCGTAGAGGTTTACGTCGGGCCCCAGGATTCCGTTTGCCTGCGTATTCGAAGGCGACCACCAGTAGCCCTTCTGCAGGTCCTTCGACGCGATCGCACCGGCCACCCACTGCGAATAGGGCCCGATCGCGGTTTGATTCGCAACGAGCTGCACCGGGCTCGTGCCGTTCAGAGTTACACCGGTCGGTACCAGGCCAATATCGAAATAGGTTTCCTGCGGATAGCACAAAATCGCCCGCGTCGAACTCGTATCGAAGGCGTTGCCGGCTACTCCGCGGTTTGCTATCGCCGTTGCTGCCGGTGTGTTGGGCGGCGAATCGATCAGCGCCATCCCGCGCAGCGTCCCCGCGGTTGATTGCAATGCCGTTGCGACGTCGCCATTTTGTGAGTACCCAGGCGCTAGCAGCAACTTCGCGAAGAAGCCCATCGTACCGTAAGTCGTCAACAGCGCTTGCAACCCGGTATATGCAGCGCCACTAATAGCACCGATTATGTCTGAGTCCTGAACCTTGCTCGGGTCTGCGTAACTGAACGAGACCACCACCGTCGCGCCGGCCGCGATCGTGCTACCCGCTGGCTGCGTGAGCACCCCATTGACCGCGTCGCTCACATAATCCCTGACCACCGTGTACGGGGTACCCGAGTAGTAACTGTAGCTAGCGAGTACCGGTGCGGTGGCGCCAAGCGCTCCGCCGACGATACGGCTCACCAGGCCAGTGCGGGTATCCACCGAATAGTCAGTACCCTGAACGTACGTTGTACCAGCCGGGTTGCTGGTAACCACGATCGACGCCCCTGCACATTGCCGTGCGCCAACTGAATAGTCGCAGGCGTGCCCGCAAAAGTGTGCGATTCTCCTGTAACCGGGGCAGTCGTCGTTGGCATCACGCTCAGGTTCGTGATTCCCATGTGTCCAAGATTGACGGCTCCCGCCGCACTGAACGTCTGCGACGCGACGATATCGCTGGTGTGCTTGGTGATATCGAACACGTTCACTACGATCGCCTGCCCGGCGCCCTGGTTCAGGATCGCATTCAGGGCGTAGGGGATAGTGTATCCTTGGACCGCCGGACCGAATTTCGCGGCGTCCTGCGCTGAGCTCACGAGCGTCGGCGTACTGATCCCGGGGGCTGTTTGACTCGGTGGTAGTGCCCAGCTCGGTGCCGTCCCCACCAGCCCGATTACGGATGATTTCACTACGGTGATCGGCGCCGGACCGGTCGCCAATTCGATTACTTCCACTCCATGCCGAAAGGATGCCGGCATTTACTTCACCTCTGCGGGCACTCACGAGCCGTTCTAAGCGATGGCCGCGGTGTCGCGCAATTGCTGCTGCTTTGAATCAGTTGTCCGACCGTGTTTGACTGTCCAATTGCATATATACTCAGTTGGTCGGCGCGTTGCCGCTGTTCGCGATCGCGGTGACTACCTCGGCATAGGCGTACGCGACGTCGACGAATGCATTGGGTGCGATCGTTCCAGTGGCTGAGCGCGTGATTATTCCGTTTGCCGCGTCAAGCGTGTAGTCATTTACTGTAGTGTAAAGTGTGCCATTCGCCGGATTAGTCACTAGCAAATCCGATACATTACCGTTCGGAAGCTGAATCTGCCCGCCTTGGTCGAATTGGTAAACAGCCGGCGCGACGCTTACTGCAGTGATACCGCCTTGTTCCTGGGCCGTCGCAATTGTGAGCAAGGGGTAGTTGTCCGACGCCGGCGCCTCCACCGCTGTGGTCCGTAATGCGAAACTGATGGCATATATCCAGACACCGCCCTGTTTGTCCCGCTTTACGAATCGTTCTCGCAGTGGGTACGCCTTGTCGCACCCCGGCACCTGAAACCCTGTAAGTGCAATGCGAACCGCCTCCATTATCGCGTAGGCACCCGGCGTTGCCCCACCCGACGGCCCCCCGACATTCCAACCTAAATCGCGCATCATTACTGTTATTTCGAACTTGAGCGTGCGCTCCTGCACGATCGCCGCAGTATCGATTAGTTTTCCGTACTCCCCGCCTTCATAGCGGACCAGCGCGGCGCCGATCCGATGGGTCATACGATAGGCTTCGGGCGTGTCTGGGAAATGCGCGACTTCGATCTCTGTGGCCTGCGTGTTCAACTGGTTCACGAGTGCTGCTTCGATCGTTCCGATGTCGAGAGGCGTCGGCGGTGTGAAGCTCTGTCCGGTCCACGGACTATCGAGTACAACTGCTCCCATCCTTAATCTCAGTCCGCGGTTGATTGCTTCACGGCTCGCGCCCTAGCGCGATTCGGCCGAGAGTTCTTCGATATAGACCGAGTAGATATGTCCGACCTTGAAATGCTCCGACGCCAAAGCATCTAGCTCTATCGCTCCGGCTGGCGGCTCTGCGAAATACTCTCGCGCTTCCGGCGAATCATCGATCACCGGCACCAGTTGGGCGCTATGTACTACTCGCCCCGGATGCCAGCTGTCTCTCTTCTGTGCCTGCTTGCAGATGAATTTAATTCGCATGAATGATGCCCTCGTCGTATGAATGTTCTACACTGTCAATCTTTCAGTAACCCTTGAGCGATCCGCGATCGAATATCCGTTGCGGCAATCCTCCACTCGCATCTCCGCCCGCCTTTGTCACCACCGATCCCTGCGCCTCTGCCGGTTCCGCGTTATCCGCGGCCAGGCCCAGCGTCACTTCCCCGCGTGCCACCCGCACCAGCAGAACGACCGCATCCTCGTAGCGTTTTCGTGCATCTACCAAATCGTGCAGCGGCCGTAATGATTGCAGTCGGTACATCGCTATGTCGGTTGATAGCCGGTTGAGCACCGCCGGTGGATCGCTTAGCGGCAGTGCAAACCGGCTCTCGATATATCCGTCGATTTCAGCCGACGCATCGTCCAGAGCTTGTTGCAAGGTCGCGGTGTTTACGGTTGTCTGCGTCGGATCCTCATTACTCAGTTGGACCAGGTCCCGATTCGGATACCTTGCTATCATGTCGTCTGGCGATGCGTAGGCCACTGTGAATCCGTCCCGTGTTGAATTGCGGACCGCGCCAAAAGGCGGTCCGGCGGAAAAAGGTACGGTCGTCGATCGCGATCGCGGGCGTTGACTGCTCGCGGATGGCTATCGATTGTTTCTCTTACAAATACTCACTCACGATCAGGGTCGCCGTGCTTTTCCAGATATTGCTGGTGGTTATACTGGCGCTGCCGCCCGTTCCCACCATGAAATCGGAGTGAAGCAGTTGCGCTGCGACTTCTTCGAGCGCCGCCGGCACGACCAGGTAAACATCGTTCGGACCGGTTCATGCTCCGAAGGGCAGTTTCGCGTCGGTCTTGATCGACCGCATCGCCGCACGTGCAGCGCCATAATTCGACGGCACGCTCAGATCCGTGTTACTTGCGTATGCGAGTTGCCACAGACCCACGCCGGTGTTTGCGCGCCCGTCCACTCCGAAGCCGAATTCGGGTCGCGTGAATACCGCCTCGTCCGTCAATGTGTTCATGTGCGTCATCGCGTACTCGCGGCGCAGTTGAAAGATGAACGGCCGCACCGCCCGCGAGGCGTCGAGCAGGAACCAGTAAGGCCCCGATCCCGACGAATTTAGGTTCGATGCCACCGTGTCGCGCGGGTCACTTGCCGCTCCCAGTGGTCCCACCGGATGAGTCGCCGAGAAAAACGGCTGTCCGTCGAATGCGAGGACGCTTGACGGTGTCGTCACCGCGTTCTTGATCATTGAAAACAGCAGCGAGTCTGGATGTACCTTCGTATCCCAGCCCAACTGCTCGATCACGGGCTCATAGACGCCGTAATTGTCGTCCTCGATGTCGTTACGGCTGATGCTGATGGTATCTTCACCTTATTCACGATCGTGTAGCTATGCGCCTCGAGTGCTTGGATCACGCGGTCGCCTAGCCACTCGCGGAATTTCGTGGTGCGTCCCAGCCACGGATAAGTCGTTTGCCGCGATGCCGATCGCACCACGGTCGCAATCCTCTCGTAATAGGAAGGTGGTTTTTCGAAACCGCGTTGGAAAATTACGTCGAAGCCGGTAAACAGTGCGGTTAGATTCGCGGTAGTTATTTCCATTGGTTCCTGCTCGATGTTTGTGGACTCGGCGCTGCCGCCGGGATTATGTTGTGCCGGGTGTTCGGCAGAGAGTTACAAGGCGGAGAGATTACTCAGTGGCCGGTGCAATCACCGTTCGATCAAACGCTCAAATCGCCGCTATCGATTGATGCCAGAAATCGATCCAGACCTGGCCGCTCGGGTCCAGTCCCGCGATTCGACCCGCTACGCTGCGCGTCGGTGCGCCCCAGTTGTAATCGATAAAGACCGTTGCCGCGGCGGCGATCCCTCCACCGCCAATCAGCATCACCAACCCGGCCTGGTAGTCCACTACATAGTCGGTGCCTTCGACGTAAACTGTCCCGCCGCCGGCCGTGCTATGTACTTTGACCTTCGAGATATTCTCGTGTCCGACGTTGACTATCTGTGCTGATGTGGCCGCTGGAAACGCAACGGACTGCGCACTGACCGCCGTCGCCGATCCCCCGTCGTTCGCCGATATTGAATTGTCGTCCACCGCGAACGCCACCTGTCCGACCTGCGCCGCGCCGATCGTTCCGTCGTTCACCGCGTACATGAACACACCGCGCCGTGCCACGATCGACATCGCCCCCGCGGCACCCGGATTGTTCACCGCGTCCTGACCCGGAATTCCGTTGACGACCATCTCTGCGCGTCCGATGATCTTCAATGTCGCGACGCTTGACGCGGGCACCGCGTTATCATTGGTGTTCAACGCAACCATGCCGCCCAGGTACACCGTCGTGTTCGCCTCGACCGGGTACACCATCGTGCGCGCACCGTCGGCCAGTTCCGGAGTGTTTCGCGAATTCGTTAATGCCGCCATCTTGTCACCATTGCGCTGTCCGCCTGCGGCGGTCCGAGCGGGTTGATTCGTTTAGTCATTATATTTTCGGGCTGCGAAGTGACTATTTCAGGATAGCGTTGTCAGTTCATCGCGCAGGCCGCGCCGCCGTAAGTAGTCATGCGGGCGCAGTCCGAGCTTCGCACACACTGCCAGTTCCGTTCGCGTCAACGCAGCGCCCGCGCGCCGGCTTTCGATACCTTCATCGTCACGAGCGTTCTCGCCGTTGCGCGCGCCGGTCGGCGTACTCTCGAATCGCGCCGTCACACCCGTGATCATCGCAGGCTGGCGTGAAATGAAACTCTCGAAGCCGTTCGCGTTTGCCTGGCAGTATGCGATCGCCCACTCGCGCTGTGCCGGCACGATCTTTCCCGCCTTCATAGCCGCATCCACGCGGAACGCCGCGCGCTCGCGCGCCGTCGCCGCACGAAGCTGGTTGAGTTCGGTGAGCGCGGTTTCGAATTGCTCGATCGGTACGTAGCGTGCCGGATCAGCAACTATACCTTGAGCGGCCGCGTGTGGGCTGGTCGCCTCTGTAGTAATCTCAGTCGCCGCGCTCCTGGCGGCATCGGTCCCGAGCGCTCTGCGCACTTCTTCAACGATCATCTCCGGCGTAGATCCCTTCTCGAGTCCGAGCAGCTCGCACAACTTTGCCTCAGTAGTCTCGATCATGTTGCCCCTATGCTCTTCGCTAGCGCTCGCAGCGCTCATCTGTTCCATCGGCACTCGAGTAGTCACTGATCTATCGTTCGAGCCGCGCGTCGAAATTGCAGTCAAATACAGATTGGGATTGTTGGTCAGTGCGGCTCGAAGCACTCCCTGCACCTCACCATCGGGTGAGTATTCGAAGACGGGCGATATGTAGCGATACTCATGTGTAACTACTGCCGTACTGCCATGAGTGGTCCATTCGACCTTCCCCCACAACGCTCCTTTCCGAACCTCAATCGCACGAATCCACCCTGCCGCCGGGGCCCGCCGTCCGGATGGCGCCGCAAAATCCGTTGCGTGGTCATAGTCGATTGGTAGCCCGGCCTCCATCCGTAGTGCTTCTGTCGCAGCGATTACCGCTTCTGCATTACTCACTCTGAACGGTCCACGACTATCGCGACCGACAAATTCGCCGGCTGGCAACAACTCAATCCATTCCGGTGCGTGCTGAAGCCCGTCGGTCGTCGTCGTCGCGCAAGCGCCGACCTCAAATGCAGTCGCGGTGTTATATTCTTGAGCGCTGTTCATGTCGTTCATCGTTCGCGAGTGTGACATCCAGGGAGACCGTGCAAAAGGGTGAAATATTTCATTTTCTTTAGTAGTCAGAAAACCTGTTCGTCGGAGGTGTGCAAGTGAGTAATAGGTCTTGTTAGTATCGTCGCCTGACGTCGTTCGATAGACGCAGTTGGTCCGCAATACCCAAAGTACAGAGTGTCTAATTGCGTTGCGCGCCGATGGGCGAAAGCACCTCTTCGTCGCTGCTCGCCGCGGGGAGGCCCAGGCGATCGAGGACGGTTTTTTGGCTGATGCGGAGACCGCGGTCGGCCATTTCGGCGATGATGTCGGCGAATTCGCGGTAGTCCTGGTCGTTGGCGAGTATCAGGTCGAGGCGGGGGTAGCGGGATTGGGGGCCAGAATTAAGGTCAACGATGGGCTTGACGAGATCGCGCGTGAGCGTTTCGCCCAGGCGGCGGGCATCAGCCGCGAGGATGTCGCGCCGGACCGCGTCATGAACTTGCGCGGCGGCGCGCGAGCCGGCGTTGCGGGGTACGTCGGTAGTGAGAGTCTGGCCGGGGACCGCTTTACTCACTTGGCGGTCGAGGTATTCGCAAAAGCGTTCGTACAATTCAGCCGTGCCGGTTTGCCGCGCTTCGACGAATTCGATGAGCATCGAGTCCGGGACGATGGCGGCCGCGTCGGTGCCGATGTTGGCGACCGCACTTAACAACGCCTGCTTGTCGCTTTCGGTCGCGCCCGCGCCGTATTTGCCGAGTCGTAAGGGCTGACCGAATACTTCGGCGAAGGTTACCCAGTCTTTCAATACATAGTTCTTGAACAAGTAGGACCATCCGGCGGCGCGCGCGAGACCGCCGCGAATCGGCAATCCGGACTTGGCTTTCGAGAGGTGAACGACGAATTTGAAGGGCTCAAGCGGGCAGGTCATCGGCTGGATGCCGCGCCAGGGATCGCTGCCGCGTGGGACACGGAAGCCAGCCGTGCGCGGCTCGAAATGACTTTCCCCGCGCGCATCGCCGCGCGGCTGGTTCAGGCTTTCATCGCCGAGCGTGCGGACGAGCAGTTGTTCGCCGCTAACCCAATCGAAGGTAAACCATCGCGGGTCGCGCCAGATCATTCGAGTGGGGGCCCATTCGCGTCCCGAGGTATCCCAGATAATCTCAGTCGCCGAAAAGCCTTTGCCGAGTGCGTCGAGGATGTCGAACAGGACGCTGGCCAGGTTCAGCGTTCCGCCGAGCAGGAGATCCCGCACCATATCGGCATTACGGATGTCATCGGCGTCGCCTGACGCGGGGCGCACGGAGAGTTGCAGGCCGGCAATAGTCTCCTTGCGGGTACCTAGTACCGCGAGGTAGTGCAAATCCTTTTCTTCCATCTCCTCGGCTAACTCGAGATAGAGGAACGGATCACCGAACTCGGCCTGCCGGAGGATTGCGCCGAGCTTTTCGGGGGTGAGCCCGACGGAAGGATGCATGACGGAATAGATATTGCGGACGCCGGTCATTGTTGGCGCCGCTTGCTCTTCGCGAAGTTGCGCCGTATCGACGGCCCGGCCATAAGCATCGTAGAGCGTCATTGTAGTACTCCGCATTACTCAGTCGGTCGGAAAGGCGTAGCCGCCGGCGCCTGGTAAACGGACGCGCTGCGCGCGCGGCAGTTCGATCATGCCGTCCTCGAACGCCGCCTTATAGCGCGGCATGTTGTCGCGATACCATTCGACCCACAGCATCACCTGCCGGATGCGCGCGCCATAACGCTGCATCGCGGTTTCGGCAAGGTATTGTCCGTTGCCGCGCGCATCCATCGCGCCCGCGACGAAGCGCCGGAGCCGATCGGCGACGTAAAACAACACCTGTTCCTGTTGGCGAAATGGAATGTTGCGCAACTCGACAACGAAGGGGGTGCTTCGTATGGTGTTACCTTTGAGTTGTAACGGCCAGATCACGGTGAGGTCGCCCGAACGTCCGAAATCCTCGCCGAAAAACGACGTCGTCGCACCGTCGAGGGCGCTAAGGTGCGGTCCGATCTGCTCCTCGCAAAACTCCTTTGCCGCAAGCGTGCGTTCGCTTTCCGGCCGGCTCGCGAAATGTTCCGGAAGCTCCCAGCGAATGACCGGGACGCCCTCGCGCATCCGCCCTTCGACCAGGACTGACGACAGGTAGGCGCCGCCGCTCGAACGCGGGACGCACAACAATTCCTCGTTGGCGTCCTCGCCGTATTCGTCGAAAATCCGCGCGCGCCATTCGGCTTCGCCGGCGCTCGACCATTTGCGGCCGAGCTTGGTGCAAATGCGATGGTACAGACCGTCGGCGAGCGCGTCGTCAAAAGTCATTCGATGGAGCGAGTAGGGCTTGCGGCCCGCGCGAATCTCATTGACTAGTTCATTGAAGGCACTATTCGCGCCGTTATGGGTGGACATCACGCGGACGCATCCGCCCCACATGGTGAAGGCGAGCGCGGCCTTGAGGAGACCCTTGAGGTCGTCGTGGAAAGCGGCTTCGTCGATGACGGCGCGGCCCTGCTTGCCGCGCAGGTTTGACGGCCGCGACGAGAGCGCGACGATCTTGTGACCCGAGCTGAAGCGAATGCGGTAGGCCAGCAGGTCGCGCCGTTCATCGTCGATGGCGATCTCCTCAATTTCCTTCGCCGCCTTGTTGAATTGACGCGACCACGCCGCAGCGGTCTCGACAAACTCGAGCGCCATGTCGCGATTGTAGCCGAGGTACCAGGTGTCCATGCCCTTGCTCGCGGAGGCGGCGAGCGCGCTGGCGGCGGCTTCGGTCCAGGTCAGGCCGATGCGCCGTGATTTCTCGGCGACCTTGATCGGCGACTCGTCGGCGAGCCAGCGGATTTGATAGGGGAGCAGTACGTCATTGCGTTCGCGCGAATCGTCATTGGCCTTGGCGTTCATTACTCAGTTCCCCCTTATGCGATTACTCAGTTATTTCCATCAGCACGCGCTTGATCTGTGCCGCCGCTTCCTCAGTGAGTCCGCGCGCCGTCGCCGTTTCCACCGCTGCTTTTGCCGCGGCGACCTTTTCCGCAAGCCCTGCTTTTATTTCGTCGGCATATTTCCTTTGCTCGATCGACGTGCGGGCCAGGCCGCCGACGCTGCGCGCCAGCGCCGGCAGGTTGGCCCGATTCAGCTCCACGCCCTTGATTTCAACCAGCACGGCAAACAGATGCTGTTGCACCAGTCGCAGTAGCGCCTGGTTCATATCCACATCGTCGTCGCCGCTCGCTTCGACTATCGCCCGCGCCTGCTCCGTCGCCATCCGCACCGCCGCCAGCTTCTCTTCGAGTTTGTCCGTGTACCGCTGTACCTTATCGGTTGTGATTAGATAGCCACGCTGCCGCAGCCAACTCTTGAGATCGCGAAAGCCGCTGAAATCGTGCTGCGCGATTCGCAGGTCGAGTTCCGCGCGCAACGCCGTCGGCAGACGCTTGATCCTGTCCGTCGGAAATGGCGCCGGCGGCTTTTCCACCTTCTCCTTGATCACGCTGCTCACCAGTACTTTCGCGGGCGCGCAACCCCCGCAGGCGCGACGATGGTGTATTCGACTACGTCCACACCTTTCGCGGTCAACTTGGCGAACCAGGTTTCGGTGTCTTCGCCTTCGACGTCGACCAGGGCGAGGTTTCTCACGTAGTCGATTTCGCGGCGCACGCTGCTAATCGACATCGGCAAACGAATGTCGTGCAGTACTCGCCAGACGATATTTTCCGATACTGCGATGGGCCGCCCGGCATCCAACACCCGGAGAATCCGCCACCGCGCCTCTTCACGTTGTTTTTGTTCAAGGTCCATCGTGTCGCCGCTCATGGCGTAATATCCGCGGCCGGAACTAGCCGGCCGCTTCGCTGATACATCCGCGCGCGGAGGTCCGCAATTTCCGCGCGAACTTCCGCTCGCATTGCATCGATTTTCGCTTCGAGCGTATTGCTGAAACGAATCCAGTCTTCGCGCCGCACGTATTCCACCGGCAGGGTGGCCTTCAGTTGCAGCAGCTCGCGTTCCAGCAGGTGTGAAAAGTCGCTGCCCTGCCGCTTGATATCGTCGATCCGCGTACCGAGTTCCTTTTCGTTGCGCGTCAAGAGCCACCGAATTGCTCCCAGGTTGAGTCCAACCAGCGTTACAAACGATAGGGCGAAAGTCGCAACTGCTTCCCAAGTCATGGGCTAACGTCCTCCGCCATGGTCGAGCTTCGCAGACGACGCATGACTGAGTATTTGTTTAGTAATGTGGCTATCCGCATACAGGGCTCACGATTGAACCGGCGCCGACGGCTCGGCCGATTGCTTAAGCCTGACCGCGGCCGACATCGACAACAGGACGGTCGCCAGGCCGGCGCCGTAGGCGGCCGCATCGGTGGCGCTGAAGTGCCCGAGGTTGAAGACGGCGGCGCACCAGAAACCGATATATGCAGCCGCTCCGATCACGCCGACGAGGCGTGCGGCGTCGTAGGTCAGGTTATCCTTGCCGGTCAATGAGTCCGTAAGCCATTTCATAGTTGGACGGCCGCGCTTATTTGCATGATTCGTTTTCGGATTCTTAACTTTTTAACGCGCCTCGCAGACTCGTTCTCTCGCTCCGCCTACGGCTCCACTAGTGTTGATACGCGGACGCTGTCCGCTACTGAACCGTTTGCTGGTGGGACCGTGGGAGGGCCGGCCGGTTGCTCACAGCCCTCGATCAGCGAATCCAGCTCGCGCACGGTGGCTTTCAAGACCACGACGGTAGCCGCATAGGCACGGATGGTGTCGGCGGGTGCGGAAGCGGAGGTCAGGCCGGCGATCGGCAGGGTAGGATTGGCGACCGCGGGCGGCGTGCAATAGACCGGTTCGTACACCGGCACCTTGACCTCGAGCGGGGTGGCCGGCGAAAAAAATGGCGGGGATAACGCGCAGCCTGCAAGCAGGAGTGGGAATAGCGGGAGGAGTCGCTTTACCATCGTCCTAGCTCCGGGGCCTGCGCGTTTCCCCAATCGATCGCGGCCTGACAGCCGGCCGGGATAGGTGCGGTTGAAAGTGCTTTGGAGTGAGCGAGTTCCTGCGCCAGCGCCTGCGAAGCGCGATTTGCGGACTCAGTCTCGCGCACTGCCGCGGCGTCCTGGGCGAGTTTCATCTTCGCCTGCAACGCAACGACCGCATTGTTCTGTTGCGTCACCGCCGCGGCCATCGAGGCGTTATCCGCGCGCAGCACCGCGGCCGCATCGGTCAGCGCGGCCACCTGCGCTCGCGCAGTGTCGCGCTGATGAACCAGCACGGCCCGATAGACAAATATCGATATGACCAGGATCGCCAGCGCGATGAGTTTCCAGTTTTGAATCAGCGAGGCGAATAACATTTGCGGTCATCCGTAGTCGTTTGCTTAGTAACTTGATTAGTCACTTGGTAACCGCCAACGCAGCAGCGTGACCTTCGACGGCGGCCGCCACCGTCGCCGCGCCGTGCTCGTCAACGGCAGCCGCATGCTTTTCGATCGCGCCGGCGAGCTTGGTGACGGCCACCGCGTGCGAATGGATCGCTGCCGCATGCGCGACGGGGGCGACCGCTGTCTTACCAGCGAGCGCGGCGCCCTCGATGGTCGAAATGCGCGACTCGAGCGCGTGAATCGAGGTCATGATCGCGCTGGTGAACTTGCTACCGAAGAGGGTTCCGAGGACCAGGCCGCCAGCGGCGACCATCAGATAACCAGCCAAATTCGCGTAAACCATCGTCTCATCCTCCATTGGGCGGCCGGCTACGGCCGGCGCGCGGTTAAACTCTTTGTTCGTGCACCTTACTCATAGGCGCGGTTGAGCCAGCCGTTGAGGAACTCACTACCGCGCTTCTCGTGGTCGTTGGCGGACAGCAGGCGATAGTAACCGGCCGCCTCCGAGCGCAGCGCGGCCATTAGGGCGAGCTGATTAGCGGCAGCCGCGGCAGCGCGCGTGCCCGCACCGACGAGGGCGTCCTCGTCCACCGGGCTGCCGCACGCGCGCAGGGCCCGTTGCAGGCAGCGGGCGGCATGTTCGGGCCCCATGTTGACAGCTAGTCCGAAGAGTTTCGCACCGATGGAGCCGGGCAAATCCGAGTAGCAATAGCGCCGCCACCAATCGCGAAAATAAATTGCGACGGCGTCGTCGGGGGTCAGCGACTTGATATCCGTATGGGGATATTCGCGCTTGCAGATACCGAAATTGGTCTCGCCGCCAGGATCGGCAGGGTTGCAGGAATAGCCACCCTCATTCCCCAGCAGAAGAGCGACGGCGCGCGCGAACGCCGGCTGATACGATCCGGCCGGCTGTAAATTCGAATTCGTCACAGCGCGATAGTGCGAGTTCCGGGGCGACTAGGAAAGGGTGAAATCCTTCACGTCATTAGCCAGCCTATTGTGAGTAGTATCGAGATGTAATGAAAAATAACTGAGAGATAGTAGAATAGGCAGTGAGTACCGACTATATACAGGCGGACGGACAATAGTCCGTCCGCCAGCGGTCGGGAGAAGAAAAATTATTATTGAGCCGACTCAGGGCCAAGGCGCGGGGCAGCGCTAGCGATTGGTTTCGGCGGCGCGGGCCTCGGCGATGACCTGGAAGACGCGGCGGCGGGTGCAGGCGAGGGTGCGCGCGATGGCGTTGATGGTGAGGCCCTTGGCGCGAAGCTCGAGGATGCGCATCCGGCGCGGCGGCGGGTTGGGGACCTCGAGGCGATCGCCACCGAAGATTTGGGCGAGCGCGCAGGCGGGGAGGTGGCCGATCAATTCGCTGAGCATGTCGGCGGGCTCGGGGGCCTGCGGGATGTAAACGCGGGTACCGCCGAAGGCGGCGACGAGCGCGGCCGCACCGTCATGGCCGATGAGGTCGATGAGATTCTGGAGCATCGAAGGGCGGGCAGCCTTGGCGCGCGGGGCGGGATGCGAGGCGGCGCGCGCACGGCGCTTGACGGAGGGTGATTCGGAGTGCTTAGGGCTGTCGCTGAAGGCACCGTTAATTTTGCTGTAATCGGCAGCGGCAGCGGGCGGCGAGTAGGTGGTGCGCGCGAGATCGATTCCAGTGCGTCCGTCGTAACCAGAAATGACGATGCGGCGTGTCGGCGAGCGGTGAGCGTCCATCATGCAGCCTCCCTTTGGACCGCCGAAGTGGCGGCGTGATCTCAAGTTAAACCGCCGGAGTGGCGGCGGATCGCAAATCGAGCACGAGACGATTAACCAACAAGGCGAAGCCGAGGTCCTGGCGCAGACGGAGGGCGACGACTCGGCAGGCGTTGATAACGGTCGAATGGTCGCGGGCGAAGGCGCGGCCGAGACGGGGGAAGGAGGGCGTGGCGAGCGCGCGGACGGCGACCTCGCGGCTCAAGTACATCGCGAGGTGGCGGGCGCAAGTGACGCGGTGATTGCGGGAGTGCGAGAGCATCTCGGTGACGGTGAGGTTGAAGGCAAGGGCGACCGAGTGTTGAACTTCGAGAATCGAGATGGGGTGAGAGGAGCCGGCAGGAATCATAGAGGGTTCTCCTTGCAAGCGGCATTTTTGCGGCGGTGGCGGAGTCGGCAGGTATAAGAAATTGGCGGTGGGTGGTGCGCATCGATGCGGAAGGCGTCGCAGACGGCGTTTAGAGAAATGCGACGGTCGTGGTGGTCGAAGACTTCGGCCCAGTGCTTGCGTAAGTGCGAGGGGACGCGAAAAATCGATGAATCGGAGAGCAAATCGGGGGCGTCGGTTGGTGCGATTGGCGAGTCATCGAGCGGAATCTCCACTAGGAGAATTAAAAGTTCAATTGCGACCTTTATCAGCAAAATAAGTAGTGATTAGAATACTATGAAATAATAAAGATTAGGCTTTACTACTCATTTGCTCTTGACGGCGTTGAATGCTCTGAAAGGCGTTAGGCTGCTGGGAGTGCGTCAAGGCGGTTAGCATATATCCCACAGTAGGAGAACTATGTCAACTACACCGGTAGATGAAGAATTCCGAAGACGCCTGCGGCTGATCATGCAGCAGTTCGGCTCGGTGGCCGATCTCGCTCGCGCGGTAGGTGTGTCGGATAACGCAATCTACAAGTGGGTCTCGGGGCGGGGGCAGCCCAGCATGATGAGCCTGGTGAATCTCTCGAAGGCGGCAGGCGTTTCGGTCGAATGGCTGGCGACGGGGCGCGGAGCACCGACCAAGGCGAAGGGCGAACATCAGGTATCCGGGCCGGCAACGGCGGCGCCCGTAGCGCGGAATTCAATACAAATAGGGAGCGATCGAAGCGTTCCGCAAAATCAGCAGGTAGTCGATTACCTGAGTTTCCGGCCGGATTGGCTGCAGCGCGCGTTCAACCTGGACTTGCGGAACATGGCGCTGGTCGAGGTCATTGGAGATTCGATGTCGCCGACGGCCGACGGCGGTGATGTGGTGCTGGTGGATTTGCGGGAGACGCGCTTTCGGCACGACGGCATCTACGTACTGCACACGGACGGTGATTTGGCGGTCAAGCGTTTGCAGCGCCAGCCGGATGGGACGCTGATGATGCGAAGCGACAACCCGGCTTATGAGTCGTACGCGGTGAAGCCCGAGGAGTTGAACGTGATGGGCCGCGCGTTGTGGGTCGGCGGGCGGTTGTGAATTTGGTCCTGTGTCCGAACAGATTTCGCAATCGCGCGTCTCGGCCTCTAGATTGTCGTAACATTGCCGATCGTCCGTACGGCGGTTGAATGGCTTCGCACGTATTTTCCTATCGGCTTCCCGTGGAATCCTCTCGGATACGCCGCCTTTCAGAATCTGAACGCCGTCAAAGATTAATCACGTTTGGTTCCCCGCTCGCCAAAGGTTTCGACTACCAAAGGTACACATCGCGGCGGCATTTGCACGGTATGCACGCGCGGGGCGAATGCGCGCCGTTTCCTGCTTAAGGTAACGTTTCCGGCTGCGGTGCGCTGAATACTCTCGAAAAGCAAAAGTGGCGGCGCAACGGTTAGAATTGGCCCTGGCGGCCGGCGCCGGAAGCGAAGCGTCGCGCGCCTGCGACGGTCTCGCCTGAGCGGATGGTCGCGAGACCGTGGCGATATTCGTTGCGCAGAGCCGCGGACAGTCCGAGCGATTCCTGCTCATACGCGGAAAGCCGATCCGATCGCATACATAGTTGCGGGAAGGCCGCGATCTGGAGTGCGAGCTCGCGCGCCGCGGCAAGTGCGCCGCCCGGTTCCGTGAGCCGATTCGCAAGGCCGATGCGAAATGCCTCCTCGCTGCCGACGCCTCGTCCGGTGAGGATGAGGTCGAGCGCATGACTCATCCCGATGAGCCGCGGCAGACGCACGGTGCCACCGTCGATCAGAGGAACGCCGAAGCGGCGGCAATAGACGCCGAAAACCGCATCGCGGGCGGCCACTCGCAAATCGCACCATAGGGCGAGCTCGAGGCCACCGGCGACCGCGTGGCCTTCGACCGCCGCGATTACCGGTTTGCCGAGCAGCATCCGGGTACATCCGAGGGGACCGTCACCGTCGGGAATGACGCGGTTGCCGCGATCGCTCGCAACCGCCTTAAGGTCAGCACCCGCGCAAAAGGCGCCGCCCGCGCCGGTCAGAATGGCGACACTGAGCGTGTCGTCGGTGTCGAAACGGCGAAAGGCCTCGGCAAGGGCGTCGGCAGTCGGGCGATCGACGGCGTTGCGGGCTGCGGGACGGTTGATGGTGACGGTCGCGATCGGACCATCGATATCGAATTTGACCAGTTCCACTACAAGCCTCCAGGCTAGTGTCAGCAT